AATATTTTCAATATTCTCAATATTATTCTTTGTTTGTTTAAGAAACAGGTCTTGTGCAAAATCAACTTTATCTTTAGGGAGAAAGTTGATAAATTTTTTAAATAAATCTGAATGATCTTTTAAAAGTTTTGCTATTTTTTTCACAAGTTCTAAAATATTTATTTGTTTCTTACTATAATCTTGTATAGCTTTTAGGAAATTTAAATAAATTTCTGGCTGTTTTTCGAAAGCCTTTTCTATTGACATAAGGTAGTCTATTCCTGTCTTAACTTTATTTGACTTTGTCTTAATTTTTTTTGACTTTGTCTTAACTTTTTCATCAGACATTTTTGTAAGATCTATTTTGCGTTTTAGATTTAAAGTATTTCTTTGTGATTTATTTATTGTAATAAATAATATATTATCAAGTCTAATAGAAGTATTCTTATCATCTCCATCATATCTTATTTTATTCCAACCGCCTTTCTCATGCAAAGCCATAATAATACCATGTTTACGTGCTTTTGTAATTACACGAACACCAATATATAGATATTGATCAATAACAGAACTATCTAAATTTTTTATCGGAATTTTTTCTATATCATGATTAGATAATTCTTCTGTTGAAATTTTTTTATAAAGATTATTATAATATTTGTTATTATAATAATCTTTAATTTCTTTGTCAGATGTTATTAAATCTGGAATTGTTGCTTTATTTTGAGTTACTACTTTCTTTTTTGATATAGTATCTGGATGAATATCTACAAGTAAATGATACATTTCTTTATATAATTCATCAGTATTTTTAGAAAATATGTCTATCTCTATTACAGACATTATAACTAATAACTGTTATTGTTGTCAGTTTGTTATAAATTGAATATATTGTATATTTAAGATAGCAAATTAATCATTTTTTTATTATGTATACCATGGTGCATTTACGATTATATCATAATTTACATCATTATCAAACATAGAAATCATAGTATTTACATTGGTTACATTCCAATTATTAAGTGATTGATTGAAACTATTTGCATTATGAAACATATAACCACAAAATTTAACTTTTGATACATTCCAATCATTTAATCTTTGATTAAAAATCATTGCATTACTAAACATAGAATGCATATTTTCTACTTTTGATACATTCCAATTATTGAGCGGTTGATTAAATGAATATGATTTAAAAAACATACCTTCCATTGTAGTTACATTTGAAACATTCCAATTATTGATAGATTGATTGAAAGAATATGCTTTATTAAATAAATTATCCATATTTGTTACATTAGAAACATTCCAATTATTGAGAGGTTGATTGAATGATTCGGATTGTCCAAACATACCTTCTATGTTTATTACATTAGATACATTCCAATTATTTAGAGATTGATTGAATGAATTTGCATAATAAAACATACCTATCATATTATTTACATTAGAAACATTCCAATTATTTAGAGGTTGATTAAACGCTTCCGCATGATTAAACATATCTTCCATACATATAACATTAGACACATTCCAATTATTAATAGGTTGATTAAAAGATTTTGCACCATCAAACATATTATTCATTTGCAAAACACTAGATGTATTCCACTCATTCAAAGATTGATTAAAAAATCTTACAAATCCAAACATACAATCCATAGTAATTACATTAGATACATCCCAATTATTAAGAGGTTGATTGAAAAATGTTGCTCCTAAAAACATATCATGCATGGATATTACATTAGATACATCCCAATTATTAAGAGGTTGATTAAAAGAAAATGCGTTAGAAAACATACCTTCCATATGTACTACATTAGATACATTCCAATTATTTAATGGTTGATTGAAATTTACGGAATATGCAAAAATATTATTCATATCTTTTACATTTGATACATTCCAATTGTTGAGAGGTTGATTGAAATACTTAGTTGTCCTAAACATCCAATACATAGATTTTACATTAGAAACATTCCACTTATCAAGTGGTTGATTAAATAATATTGCGCCATAAAACATACCTTCCATGTTAATTACTTTTGATACATTCCACTTATCAAGTGGTTGATTAAATCTTCTAGCATATTTGAATACATAATTCATGGATTCAACATTTGATACATTCCAATTATTAAGAGGTTGATTAAATGAATCTGCTTTTCTAAACATATATTGCATATTAATAACATTAGATACATTCCAATTAGAAATATCATCATTGAAATCAGAACAATTTGAAAACAAATAAGACATATTTGTTATATATTTTGTATCCCAATTTTCTATTTTTCCATATTTTTTAATTGCTTCTAATTTTTTATCTGAACAATATTTTTGTACAGCAGCATTTATATTATTATTATTTAATAATTTTGGTACATAAGATAAAATATGCAATATAATTTCTGTTGGTATTGGTTTTATAGAAATATTTATATGAAGTAATTGCATATATTCAACAATTTTTAACATTTTTATATTATATATGTTACTTATTACTAATGAAATTATAATCAAGATATCTAAGATGAAATAATAATCATTTTTATATATTTTTATAAATATAATAAAAAAAATCAATTTTATATAAAATTGACCGGTTATTAATAACCACTTTTTAAAAATTTATTAGTTTATTAAAATATTAATAAACTATTATTAAACGGTTGTTTAATCTTCTTCTTCAGAATCAGAATCTCTGAATGCGTATGAAATTAGATCTTTTGGTTTGTATAATTTCAGTTGGCTAACAGACCAACTCAAACCGAACTTACCGCCAGAAAACCATAATTGTTTCGGCTTAATTAATGCAGATACATATTGACCTTTATTAACCATATCAGTAAAATTATTTTCAATTTTGGTTCTATCATAATTATATACTTCTAATTGAAAAGCGTTATCCCAGAAAGGAAGTTTCGCTTTAAAAGTGGGTGGATATTTATCAGTAAACTCACCCGTTTCCTTATCCTTAGATCTCTTGATTGACGGAGTATAAAGAGTTTTTACTACATCTTCACTGACTTGTTTCTTTCTCAGCCAAGCTAGAGAATTTGCTTTCTGTTGTGCATCCGCAATAATTTTTTCATCAATCTGTTTAATCAGATCAAAAAATTCTTTATTCTGTTGATTTACTTCCATATTATCAAAACTCATATCTAGAGAATATTTAATACTATTATCTCCTTCAAATTTGCTGACACCGAAGGGTAGACGCATTTTCGGAGTACGAATCATCATACCTAGATTTCCATCATAATTAATGTAAAGCTGACGTGCGCCAGTTGTCCCCATAGGCTTAATGTCGCTATACTCAATTTTCGAAATATTGACTTCACTCGGTTTCATCATTTGGCTCATATTTGTTGTTATTTCTTTCTTGTAATCGTATTTTTTTATATTTTTACTAATTATATCTACGAAATATTAATATAACATAAAAACATAATCATTTTTTTGTATATGTATGACATTTGATAATTTTATACAATTTTATACAATTTTTATATACACAGCTATGTGTTTTTTTATGTTTTTAACAATGATATGGATTAGTAGTATTAATCCAAATTAATATACATTAGTGTATATGATATCATAATTCAGCGTTTTTAAAAATCATATTTTTTTATTTTATCATATCAATGAAATGAATTACATTATTAAAACAATATTGATAACTACTTGTACAGTATTTTCATTTCAGCCAAAAGATAATATTTATAATATCGTAAAAAAATTTTCGAAAACAACTTCAAATGCTTATCTGTCTAGAAATAATGCAAATATTTCCTCATCGATTACACACTTTCCTGAAAAATATGGAATTAGAATTTTCGAAAATAAAAAAGAAAATGAATTAGTTTTTGTTTTAAGAGGATCTAAATTTTTTTCAGATTGGATTAATAATTTTAATTGTTTTTTAACGGATTATCCTTTTGAAACAGATGTAGGAAAAGTACACAATGGTTATTTAAAGAAAGTCACTAAAATTATTAACATGCCTCAATTTGAAAAAATACAAGATTATTTATCAAAAAATAATAATCTTACAGTTTATTTTACGGCTCATAGTTCAGGATGTAAATCATTAATAATAGCTACTTATTTATCAAACTTATTTCCAAATCATAATTTTATTACTATTTGTTTTGGTTCTCCAAATTTTTGTAATGCTCAATTTTATGATACATTAAAACAACGAAAAAATATCTATACAATATCTATTAAGTTTGTTGATGATGTTATTGGATATTCTGGAATAGGTGTAAATAAATCAGATAAAAAAATTGATATTATTCCATCAAAAACATCTTTTAATTTTTTTTATAATCATTTAATGATAAGATATGAAAAATATTTTTCTTAAAAAAATTCATTTAATTATAATTAAATGAATTTTTACATATATTATTTTAAAGAGTTAAAATAATAACTACCATATATATAATTGCTGCAAAAAACATAAATAATCCGGCAATTACATGTTTTTTTGTATATTTTTTTATTTGATCTTTAAATACAATTGAAATAATCAAAGAAATTAGCACAAACAATATGATAGCATAAATTGCTTCAGTTTCCATTTATATATAAATAATATAAAAAATATAAAAAAAAATGATTTATTATTTTTATAAACTTGGGTTTATTTTCCTATTATAGAGAGTAGAAGCATGAAGACTCTCATCTTTCGAAATAGAGATAAAAATATGTATCCATCACCGAGTGATCTAAGGCGCTGAAATTAATTTAAGGCGCTGGATTTAAGCCCCCAGTTTCTACGGAGACATGAGTTAGTACCTCACTGGATACATATAAAAATTTTGTTCGCGTATTTCAGTTGATTGAAGAGGGTGGAAGGGTACTGGAAGTGGAGGATATGCACTCCTCCGTCGTGAATAATTTTTTTTATAAAAAAAAATGATTTATTATTTAAAATAAATTAGTATTATATTATAAAAAATAATTTAATATTAAAATACAAAAATGAATAGTACTAATAATAATTTTATCGCTTTCTCAAAAGATGAATTATATGTTATCATGATGATGTTAAATTTTAGATTAAATCAAACAGAAATAACACCTGGAAAAGCTCAAATACATGGAAGAGTGTTTGGCGATGTGCCTTTATCAAAAACACAAATGATTAAAGCTATTAAAACAAATTTAAGAGCACATAATGATCCAATAATTTCTTCAAAAGATTTTGAAGAACATATTCTTAATTTGAACAGTGTTTGTAATTAATAGCCATAATAATAATATCAAAATAATAATATCAAAATAATAATAACAAAATAATAATATACAAAATAATAATATACAAAATAATAATAACAAAATAATATACAAAATATTAATAACAAAATAATATACAAAATATTATGTATATCACAAATTATATTTACAAAACCATATCAACAATATCATAATATAATTCTAATATTTTTGACCCGAATAAATCTCCATTTATTGCAAATTGAATAGAATTTAATATTAATATTTTTTTATCAGCAAGTGATAAAAAATCATTATCTAATATATTTTTAATTATAGATTCATTTAATTTTAAAATAGCTGGTGCAAGTTTATCTAAAGGAAGTAAAGATGATGTCATACTTTTAACGATATTTTCAGCTGCAGATTGTTTTAAGTCAAAATTTATATAAGACAAATAATTATCAGAAAATTCAGATGAAGTATGAGATATTTGATTATGATTTAATAAATTATGATTTAATAAATTATGATTTATTGAATTATGATTTATTGGATTATAATTTATTGAATTATGATTTATTGGAAAATAACATTTTGTTAATGGTTTTGTATTTTTAATTGAAATTGCAGAAATAAAACCAAATAAATGAAAATTAATTAATATTTTAAAAATTCTCATTCTAATTAAATAATATATTATAATACTTATACTCAAATTTTGTCTATTAAATGATCAAATAAATTATAAAATATTATTTAGAAAATCTATTTCTAGCATTATTTGACCAATGAATATTTGAAATATATTCTTTGCTTGAAGAATATTTTTTTTTCATAGTAACAATAGAAATAACTTTACGAATAAATGGAAAATTGTTTAATGTAATTGCATCGTAACAAATTGCAGCTACATCCTCTCTTGATATTTCATCATAGCCATTATTTATAATAGCTATTGATGATTGTAAATCGTTAGTCAGAGTGCCATGTCGTAATATTACGTATTCTAAAGATTTTCCAGAACCTGATAAAAATAATTGTTCTTGATAATTTTTATCATTATATTGTTTTTTTAAAACAGTTTTGATTAAAAATTTTAAATAAAAAGGAATTTTATTAATAGAGGACCCACAACCAATTGCTGAAGTTAGAACAATTTTTTTTGATGAATTTTTTTTTATACATTTTATTATATTTTTTGTTCCTTTTAATAAATTTTTTTTTGAAGATACATCATTTAGATTAATGATTGTTCCAGTGATATTATGATTTTTATAAATTTGTTTTACATCATTGTATTTACTAATATCTCCTTTATAACATATTATTTGTTCAGAAATATCAAAGTCAGTATAATTTGAATCAACTAAAGTGATTACTTGTTGAAATTCATCAACACATTTTTCAAGTGAAACCTTTCCTAATGATGTATCTGTTCCAAATATCGCGATTGCTTTTTGAAGAGATAATCTTTTGTAACTATATATATTATTTCTATAAAATGCAAATGAATAAGATGTTAATATAAGATATATTACAATATTGAATTTCATTTAATATATTATATATTTATAAACTTATATTCAATTATGTGTTAAATAACAATATAATATTATTTTAAATATTACTATAAAATAATAAATGGATATTTCAAATAGTAATGATAATAGTAATGATAATACTATTGAGACGACAGAAATAAACCCTTATCCTGATGAAAATTTTAGAATTCTAATAAAAAAAGATTCAGATGGAACACCAACTGCTAAACGAGAGATTACAGAATTATTAGATTTACATGATATTTTAATTATTGTAGCGGGAACAGGAAGTGGCAAAACAACACAGATTCCTCAATTCTTTTACAATAATCCAAATTACGCACAAAAAAAAATAAAAATATATAAAAAGGGTGAAAGAATTATAGATCAAAAAGGTAAAAGAATTATAATTTCAATACCTAAAAAAATTTCAACAGTTAGTACTGCAAAATTTGTTGCAACACAAATTGCTCAAAAAGAATTTTATGCAAAGAATAATAGATACTATAAACAAAAACATATAAAAGATGCAGAAAAATTTGGATTACAAAATTTTGTTGGTTATTCTGTAAGAGATAACACTTGCAGAAACGACAAGACTGTTGTCGAATATATGACAGATGGAATGGTTATAAATGAATTTCAAAAAGATCCAAATTTATCAGATATATCTTTAATACTATTAGATGAAGTGCATGAAAGAACAGTTGGTAATGATATATTAATGGGACTGATTCCAGAAGTCATAAAAAACCGTAAAGAGAATAATCTAGAACCTTTGAAATGTATAATTATGTCTGCTACTTTAGATGAAGATCTATTTCTAAAGCATTTTCGTAATTTTGGGGAGGGAATTCGTGTATATGAAAAAATATATAGAGTTCCGGGCAAACAAAATGAGGTTATTACTTGTTATTCTCCACCTCAAACGAACAATATTCTAATAGACACCATAGCAATAGTACATGATATACATAACAAGGAGAATGTTAAAAATATGCCTGAATTAAGTATTCTTGTATTTTTAACTACACCAAAAGAAATAACCGATTTTTGTAATCTATTAAATTCTTATAATGATGATATGAATATTCATAATATGAACGTGTTACCATTACATGCGTCTTTAAATTACACTGACCAACAAGCAGCTACGGATAGTGAAATGAAGGATAATAAAAGAAAAGTAATTGTTAGTACAAATTATGCGGAAGCATCCGTTACAATACCTAACTTATTTTTTGTGATTGATTCTGGATTTGCGTTAGAAACAAAATATGATGCTACATTAAATTTACATGGTCTTATAAAATCACATATAGATAAAGCTGCTGCAGATCAAAGACAAGGTAGAGCAGGTAGAGAATTTAAGGATATTCCACAGGAATTGAAAGAACAAAAAAAAAAATTCTATGATTTTCAAAAAAATACACAACATATACCCGGAGTGTGCTTCAGAGTATATCCTAGAGAAAGGTTTAATAATGAGTTCAAAAAAACTTCTGATCCAAAAATATTACGTGAAGAGATATCGAGTCACTATCTATTTTTAAAAACATTAAATAAAGATCCAGAAAAATTTATGTGGATGCAAGACCCTAGTGAAGAACAATTTCTAAGAGCTGTACAAATATTACAAGACTTAGGAGCGTTAGATACTGAAAAAAATATTACTAATAAGGGCAAGGCAATGGCAAGATTTGTTTCACTAAAACCAATTCATTCTGCAATACTTTTATCATCTTTTAAGTATAATTGTAAAAATAAAGCTTTATCTTTAGTAGCAATTTTAAGTACTGTTGAAAAATTTGATAAACTATATATAAAAGATCCAAATTTTTCTAATTTTACAAAAGAGCAAAAAACGGAGTATACAACAAAACAAAATCAAAGATTAGATGCATTACTTGCTCTTGAAGATAATGATGAAAAAAAAATAATAATGAGTGATCATATTAAAGTATTAGCAATATATGAAGCTTATTCAAGAATAAAAAATATGAAAGATATTAATAAACGCAATTATAAAAAAGAATTATTAGACGAAACAAAAGAAGAAGTAGAAAATGAATTAATGGAAAAAATCATAAATGATCTTGGTGAAGATACACTTAATAACATGTTAGAAGTAGAAGAAAATTTAGAACAATTTAAAAAAGAATTTCAAGAAGAAGTTCAAAAAGAATTGAAAATAAAATTGGAAGACAAATCAGAAGAACTAGCATCGAATAAAATAACGAAATGGTGTGAAGAGAGATATTTGAATGAAGAAACTTTAAAATTAATATCTATTCAACGAAAAAAAATATTAAAAATTTTTACAGATATATGTCTTGAGAATTCGATTGGAGAAGAAGAGATAGATGTAAAAATAAAAAAAAAAATAATACAAAGTATAGATAATGATGGTACTAATGATGGATATAATTCAATAATAAAATGTATGCTTCATGGTTTTTTTTTAAATATTGCAAAATGGAGTGATAAGGATCGTAAATATGAAGTAATAAATATGTCTGGATTACCACAAGAATCATTGGCAATGCCAAGTTTTGAGAGTCTTGTTAGTCGTTTTCCTAAAGATAGAAAAAAACAAAAAGAAAAACCAATATATCCGAAATATATTTGTTATGACAAATTTATGTATTTTGAAAACCCTAATGTTAATTTACTTGATAATAAAGATAATGTAGAACAATCAAAAAAAATCCTAAGTAATTGTAGTGAAGTTAATATAGATGATTTATTAACTGCTGCGCCTAATAATTATTTTAAAGATTATATGACAGTAAGTGCTGCAGAAAAATCAACTACATCAACTGACCAAAAAGCAGCTACGGATAGAATAAATGATAGAATAAATGATTTATTAAAAAACCAATTTAATAATTTGGAAGTATTAAGAATAAATTCTGATGATAATAATTCACAATTTAAAGCTTTAGCGTATCAGTTGACAGGAGATATGAATAAATTTCCAATAATCAAAAGTAGGATATTTACTGAAATAAATAATAATTTATTAAAATATAATATTACAGATGCAGCAAATGTAAATAAATATAATTATGATAATTCATCTGCGGAATTTTTAAATGTAAAAGGAGATTTGCGAACATTACAAGCTGCTGCAAGTATATATAAAAAAAAAATTATAAATTTTTTATATAAAAAAGGAAACGATAACGAAAAAGAAAGTCTTGATTATGAGGTTATTTCTCCTAGAATTGAGACACTATCATCATGGGAACCTTTTCAGATAATCTATATATGTAAAGATGAAAGGGGAACATATAATCCAGTAATAAGTACTGCAGATACGGAAATAGAAAAATTATTAAATGATAGTAATATATATCATAGTTTAAGTATAACACCTCGGCGTGATAGATCATTATCATCTGATGATACTGAGCTAGATGAGCTAGGTGTTATAGCAAATGATCGTGCAATGAATGAGTTCGATATAACTAATTATGGATATAAAAGTAATTTAGAATTACTTTTTGAATGGCCCGGAAATAATATTATCTTGTTAGATACATATCAAGGTAAAAATAAATTAACAACAAACGGTTGTATATTACTAACTATGATAATATCTGCAACATATATTTTTGAAGGTATAGATATTACACAAGAGAGAATCAAAAAAATTATTAATACAGATGCTCCGAATATTATAAGTAAATTAGAGGACAAAAAAGTTTACACACCTGGTATTTTCTATATTCAAGACCAGATATATGATATAATAAACACTTATATAAAAAACTTTAATGATTTACCGTTTCCTCGTAATACTAAGTATAATTTTAGTGATCTAACATTAGATATTAGTGGTTATGATATTTTTAATGCAAATCATATAGAAAATATGATGACTATAATGAAAGATGCCTATAGTCCTAATAAAAAAGTTGGGTGCTCGTTTCAATATTGTAATCAGGTTGCACATGCAATAACAATTCTCTATGAATATCCAGATAATTGGATAATTATAGATACACTTAATAGTGAACCTCTAATTAAAACAGATGATGATGATAAGAGGCTGAGCTCTGGAACAACTATGACAAGATGTAAGGGTAGTCTTACATTACATACATATTTAATGTATTATTTAACTAATAAACTTTCTAAATCTAAAAATGCAAATCATAAAATTAAATTTGTGAAAGACAGAGAACAAGATCCTATGTATATAACTCACACCCATGATGATGTACGTAATTTTTCCGCTTATATATTTTCTTTACCTTTTGATGCTAACTATTAATTAATGACTATTAATTCTTTCTTTTATATATTTATTTATATTATAAATACAATTCGTTATAATCTTTGCTAGTTTATATTATAAATGTAAATAGTTCTAATCTTTGCTAGTTTATATTATAAATGTAAAATAGTTATAATCTTTGCTAGTTTATATTATAAATGTAAAATAGTTATAATCTTTGCTAGTTTATATTATAAATGTAAATAGTTATAATATTTACTAGTTTATATTACAAATATAAATTTTATAGTAAGATATAATAGTTTATTTAATGTTTTTTTATTACATATATTAGTTTATGATACCGTTTTTTCATTTTTACTCCTTTTTTTAGGTATTCTATACTCTAATTTCCGAGTTTGTAAGTGAGGTCTAAAACTTTTTTTTTCCAAAAACGAATTTGAATTTTTTATAAAAAAAACGATTTTTTTTTGAAAATTGCGCAAAAAACGCAATTCGAGCTCTAAGAGATTAAATACATGAGAATTTAACAATATTGTAATATTTATTAGTTTATGATACCGTTTTTTCATTTTTACTCCTTTTTTTGATAATACTGAACTTTAAAATAGTATATATTTAGAGTAATTAAATATATAAATTTTTGAAAAACGAATCAGTTTTTTGAGAGAGAGAAATATTTTTGTTTTTTTTTTTTTAAAAAAATGCTTATTTTTTTTATAAGAAAAATACTCTAATAATAGAAATATATGAGGAATGTGAAATATCCAAAGATTTGGAAAAAAATAAGGAAATTTTGAAGAAAAAAAAAACAAAAATATTTCTCTCTCTCAAAAAACTGATTCGTTTTTCAAAAAAAAAAGTTTCCAACACCTCTTAATTATTAAGATTTTAGAGTTTAAAACATCTAAAAAAAGGAGTAAAAATGAAAAAACGGTATCATAAACTAATAAATATTACAATATTGTTAAATTCTCATGTATTTAATCTCTTAGAGGTCAAATCACGTATTTTGCACATTTTATTGAAAAAAAAACGTTTTTTTATAAAAATTTCAAATTCGTTTTTATGATATACCTTAATTTTCCTACTCTATTGTTGAACCATCTTAGAGTCAATGTATACTGAAAAAAGGAGTAAAAATGAAAAAACGACAAATTAAAGTAGTAAAGATAATAAATAAATTATTAAATATTATTATAAATCGTTTTTATATTTATCAATTTACTTTAATGTTATTTTTTAACCTTAATGTTATCTAATAATAATTAATGTAACCGTATATAATATTTAAAAAGGAGTTAAAACGAATATATAAAATGAAATATTAAATTTAAATTAAAACATTATATATACACACGTAACTCTAATTACATAATTATAAGAGTAATATATTTTTATAAAAAGGAACAAAAAGGAATAAAAAGGAACAAAAAGGAATAAAAAAGGAATAAAAAAGAATAAAAAGGAACAAAAAGGAATAAAAAGGAACAAAAAGGAATAACAAACAATTTTAAAAGATATTAAAAGAAGATTAAAGTTATAATTTTAACTATGTAAATTATATAAATATTTTTTATCTAGGTATTAATTAATATGAATGTTGATGAATTAAAAGGTATTCAAAGTTCGTCAAGATTGTCAAAGGCATTTTTTTCTAATGAAAATATATCAAATATACAAGATAATATAAGATATAGTGTTTGGATTAATACTAATAAACAATATATAATTGGGACTCAAAATGAATATGAATTAAAAATAATTATGAGATCTGTATATCTTCAAAATGCTTTAAATCAAGAAGATAATATAACACAACAAATTTTAACTCTAAATAATATAGTTTTACAATATTGCGTAAAACAAGTTACATCACAAGTAATACAATATATAAATTATCAAAAAGAAATCAATTCAAATAGAAATATTCCAGCTCATTCAATTAATGTGAATTCTAGAGGAGAAAAATCTTTAGAAATGAAATTATTTTAGATAATTTTAATTTTAATTTTAATATTTGATTTACATCTTTGTATTTTTTAATATAATAGAAGAATGAATAATTTTTTACCACCTTTTAAAAAATTAGAACATATTTTAAACTCAGAACAAATTTTAATTTATAAAAATTTAACAAAAAATAATTCATCAGATTTGGTAAAATCTGATTATAATATTAAAACTCTTAAATTAACAAATAGTGTATTTGTATTTATTTATAAAAAAAAGATAATTAAAATTATTTTTAATAATTCAAATAATTTTAAAAATGAATTATATTATTCACATTTGTTATATCAAGAAGAAATTATATCAAAAGCTTCATCTGAAGGATGTATTTTAATATTACCAAATTATGGAGATGCTTTAAGAAGTTTAAGAAGTTTAAAATCGAATTTAACTGATAATAATATTGATGATATTAATAAATCTATAACAAATTATTTAATGAAAATTGAACAAGATATATTAGAACAAAATTTAGTTTTACAAATCATCAAATTTCATAGTGAATTTATAGTTCACAATGATATTAAACCTGGTAATATAATTGTTAATACTAATTATTTAAAAAATAATTTAAAATATATATTAATTGATTTTGGATTAACATCTAAATATAAAACATATTTAAATAATCATAATCTTGCGATTGGAACATCTAAATATAGACCAAATAAAGAATGGCGTAATAATTTTGATAAAATAATAAGTGAAAATAAATTAAATAATAATGAAATATTGTTATATATATTCCTAAAAGATTGGTATGCTTTTTCAAAAACAGTAAATCAATATGGTATAAAGTCAAATATACATAAACATTTTAAAAATTTTGAACTTTTCAAAATTATAAAAGAGATTAAAATCCTTTTATCAAAACATAAGATTGAGTTAATAAAAATCCCTTTTTATTTAAAGTTTATTTGATTTAAATTACAATATCAATAATTTTTTAATCCCTTAATTAATAATATAATGTGCGGATTCCTAAGTGCAAAAATTAAAGCTGGAGATGGTAAATTTGTTTATTTTATATATTTATATAGATTTGTGTAATTTACAATATGTAAACTTATAACTAAAACTTGCGGAAATTGTCTAAAGCATATCATTAGCCAGCATCGAAGTATTGACTTCTAGACTCTTTAAAGTCGTCATCATAATGATCATGCGCATAACCTCCATAATTTTCCCATCCGCTACTAGGCATATCCCATACGTCCCACCCGCTAATATTTTGATTAAAATCTTCAGCGTGCCAAAACATATATTTCATAGATCTTACTTGAGAAAAATTCCAATTGCTAATATTTTGATTAAATTTTAATGCATATGCAAACATATATTTTGTTCCATCTGAATTTTTTTCTTGTGAACCTAAATTCCAATTACTTAGAGGTTGATTAAATTGCTGTGCATTATTAAATATATATTTGAATTCTTTATTCTTTGATGTATTCCAATTATTAATATTTTGATTAAAAACAAGACAATCACGGAACATAAAACTCATACGTGTCACCTTAGATACATTCCATTTATTACCATTTGTAGACATTGGTTGATTATAGGAGTGACAACCGTAAAACATATATCTCATGTCTGTAACATTGTGTGTCTCCCAATTTGAAAGATTTTGATTAAAACCGGATACATTTGCACCTCGTTTTGTACTGAATAATTGATCCATCCATGTAACACGATGAACATCCCAGTTACTTATGTGACCACCATATGTTGCTTCAGCCCAACTTCGCGTATTTGTATTCAGCCACGAATCTACAGCACTTCTTACATTGGAATCTGTAATATAAATAACTTCGACTTCAGGCTCTGGTTCTGGTTCTGGTTGAGGTTCCGGCTCAGGTTCGGGCTCAGGTTCAGGCTCATATTCGGGCTCAGGTTCGGGTTGAGGTTCCGGTTCAGGTTCTGGCTCAGGTTCTGGTTCTGGTTCAGGTTCGGGATATGTAGTTGTAAAGTAAAGTTTATCGGAATTTCTGAATTCCGAACTATAATGTGCGTTTGCTAAGCCCCCATAATGAGTAAAATTTGCATCGGATATTTTTGATACATTCCAGTGGGCTATATTTTGATTGAATACAGATGCATTATAAAACATTCCATATATATCTGTAACCTTAGATATATTCCAATTGTTAAGTGGTTTGTTAAAAACTTTAGAAGTATGGAACATTTTTCTCATAGTTATCACTTTTGATACATTCCAATTATTCATTTCTTGATTGT